AACCACCACCAGTGATTCTAAGTCCACTTCTGGCAGTTATCAAACCAACAGAATCAATACTAGTTACATCTTCATATGTTAATGTTCCACCAATTGATACATCACCAGATACATTTAATGAGGAAAGAGTTCCAAGAGATGTAATATTTGGTTGTGCTGCAGTCTGTATTGTACCAGTTGGATTACCTGTTAGATTACCTACAAAAGTAGTTGCAGTAACTACACCAGAGGAATTTATGTTATTGAATACTGATGTTCCTGTTGTGCTAATACCAGAAATACCACCACTTAGTCCTGTTAATCCAGATCCATCACCTACAAAACTAGTTGCAGTAACTACACCACTAGAATTAATATGTCTAGAAGTTATATCAACCACAGATATACTTGGTGTTCCAGTTAATCCAGTTGCATTGCCTGTGACATTACCTGTGACATTGCCTGTGATATTACCTGTGACATTACCAATAAAACTTGTTGCAGTAATGATACCAGATGTGTTTATATTTTGAGTAATATTGCCTGAGGTATCACCTACAATTACATCTCCTGATTTAATTGGTAAAACAATGGAGACATTACCTGAGTATTCTGAATGAGGTGCTGATTTTAGTCTTGTATAGTGAGAGTTACCAGATTCACAATAAAAATCTACTCTAGCAGGATCTCCATCACCACTCTTTAATTGAATATTATTGGTAAATGTAGATATCCCTGAGGCATTTACATTACCTGTTAAATTACCAGTAACATTTCCAGTGACATTCCCAGTTACATCTCCTGTCAAATTGCCAGTGACATTACCAGTTAATCCACCAACAAAACTAGTGGCAGTTAGAACTCCAACAATACTTGCATTGGATTTTACATCAAGATAATTTGAATTTATCTGAACTGCATTACCCATTAAGGAATGAGAACTACATTGATAATGAAGAACAGATGGTGTGGTATCAGTTACTTCTAAATCAACATATCCATCACCTACAGTAACTCCTGTTGTATATGCATAAATTTTATCAGCATCATAATAAAATCTAAATGGATGACTACCACCTACAGATCCAGAAAATCTATATGTTTTACCAGGTGTTAGAGTTAAAAATGGTGATTGAACATTATCTAAAACATATCCTAAACCACTTCCTTGACCATAATATCTGTGCTCTCCATCTACCTTACTTGCAACTGTAACTGTTATTGTAGTTGTTGATGAATATGGTGCAGATAAATGAGTAAATCCAGAAAAAGATTTAGCAGTAACTATGCCTGCAAATTTAGAGTTACCTGTTGAGTCTGCAACTTCACTATCACCAACTATTATTTTTTGATTATTTGCATCAATAGTGATTCCTGTTCCAACTTGTATAATGTCAGAACTTGGATCTAAAGTAATAGTTTGAGTTCCAATAGTTAAGATGCCTGTAATTCTTGCATTACCTAATACATCAAGAGCAAATCCAGATTTTGCTGATGTTCCTATACCTACATTTTTAGTTGTATGAATACCAACTGAATCTACTGCCCAAGTGCTACCAGCACCAACTGATGGATCTCCACCAATAAATTTTTTAGTTGATGAATTATATTGAAGAAATCTACTATCAAGTGTTGCAGTGTCTCTATCTACATCATCTAAAAATTCAAGACGAACTTCTCCTCCACCACCTTGTTCATAAACTACTTGTTTTAATATTTCTATTTCTTTTTTAAGTTTTGCAAGATCTGGTTCAGTCTCTACAGTTTCAACTTCTTCATTAATCTTATCTAATATTTTAACAGCATGTTCTACAACTGTTTCTTCTTTATTTGTTTCACTCTGTCGTATTGCATCTGCTATTTCTTCCTCAGGTCTTGGAGGTTCTATATACTCATCAACAGAGGGTTTTTCTTCTTTCTTTTCTTCTTTGAATAATAAATTTTTAAATGCTTCTACATCTTTTTTTAATTGTTTCTTTTCTTCCTTTATTTTGCGTGACTCTTTCTCCATAGAAGAAAAAAGATTATCCAGTGATAGATCACCAATAATTTTATCTTTTTCTTCTTTTATTTTTTTCTTTTCTCCACCTATGGAATTAAAGAAATCATTTAAAGAGTCTTTATTGTTTGTCATTCTGCTTCAGAAACTTTTGCAATTCTGCAGTGGAACCTACAAATAATGAATTATTCACAGTTGTTGGACCTTTAGTTTCCTTCTCTTCATTTACATCTTTTAGTTTTTTCTGAAGATCCATTAATTTATCAGTGGCATCTGCCACATTTTTAATCAATTGACCTGCAACCTCATATGCTCTAGGCATCTCACTTTCTTGTGCCAGTTCAAGAATACCATTGATTGCTTCTTGACCTTTTTCAATAATTGAGTACAGTTGTCCTCTAGTATATTTGTAATCCTTCTCAATGTCCACAGTTGTGGGATTAACATGATTGGATACTGTTATATCTACTGTTTCATTATCCATAATTTAACCTCAATCTTCTATAGATCCATCAAATCCAAAATCATCACCAAACTCAATAAGTTTATTATCCTCTAAAGCATCAGTATAATTGATACCAAGAATCTGTGAACCTTTAACATGATTTTGAACAGTGGAATTATCTTGTGCTCTCTTAACAGTAAGTTTATTTCCTGTTACAGAGTCAACAAGCATCTCTTCTTGACCAACATAAATGTACTTACCTGCTTCTACCTTTGTTCCATCATCTACTTCTATGATAGTTTCTAGTAGATCTACATCCTCTGCTAAGAGAGTTCTAACATCACCAGTATAGTCTTTTGTTGCTCTTGCTACTGTACTATAAGTAACACTTCTTTCTGGAACTGTTCCAGTTCTTGAACCAGCAACATAACCAACTGCAACCTTCTTGATAATATCTCCAGTAACATCTGTGATAGGACCAAATAGAGTTGTTTTAGCAGTAAAACTTAATGTGTATATTAATGCTCTTCTAGTATCAAAATTTCCTTCATAATCATCTTCCATTGTAATATTATCTAAGTTTATAGCAACATCTCTCTTTTCTTTCAAATTACCTAAAAAATTAATAGGAAGTTGATATGCTGGTTGAAAGTAAGGAAGTATCTGTTCTATGATTTGAAGCATATCATCATTTAACTTAGTCATGATTGATAACTCAAATCTCATATTATATGGAACAGGAAGATAATTTTTCTTTACCTCAGAACCATCAGGAGTTTGATTTATTATTACTTGTGTTTGAGTTGACTTTCTAGTTGGATCATACTGTAGTCCTAAAAACTCAAAAGACATCCTTGGGAGTGTAATAGAAACAGGTTTGTTTAGATCTGCCTCTTGTTGCATTCTCGCCAAAAACTTCTGTGTTGGACCATATGCCAGTGGAACTTTAATTATGGAATTTGACTTTTTAATTTCAATTCCATTAAATAAGGATCCAAATCCAATAATTACAGATCTGAAAACTTCGTTGTAAAAATACTCAAACATTATCTTATACAAATACAGTACTATTTAACGATTTTATTTTAGGGCATTCCAAAGGGATTTGTTTCTGTGAAGTCTAAAACAGCATCAGCTTCTGATTGAATGACATCATTTTCAGCAAATCCAGACACTTCATCATCAGTATTAACACTGAAGATAGCAAATTTAGCACCTGAATTTTGTCCTATAATCTGCTCCCCATTATGGAAGTTAGATGATATTCCAGATATTTCTAACTTGTTAGTTGTAGCATTCCATTCTTTAACTCTTGCTGTTGCACCAGATGTTTGACCTTCAACTATTTCATTAAAGACATATGATCCAGTTCCAATACCAGAACCAGCAGAGGTAGGTGCATCAAATGTTATAGTAGGAATTGCTGTGTAACCTGAACCTGCATTAGTAATATAAGCAGCAGTTACTATACCAGAAGCATTGATTATACCAATACCTCTTGCACTTGTTCCAACACCAACACTTCCAGTGACTGTGAATGATGGACTAGTTGTATATCCTGAACCACCACTTACTATTGATACTACACCAATAGATCCAATGGTAGTGATACCAGCTGTAGCAGCAGCACCCACACCTATTCCTTCAGGATCCTGAATTGTAACCATGGGTGCTTCAGTGTAACCTGCACCAGCATTTGATAGATTAATTGCAACAATCTTACCATCAGTTAGTCCAGTATCACAGTCAATAAATGTATTAGATATGGATGCAATACCAACAGCAGATATTCCTCCACTAGGTGCTGATGATATACCAATCAAAGGTTGAGGAGAAGATTTATATCCTGTTCCTACATTTCTTATTGAAATTCTATCCACTGCTCCACTAGCAACATAGGTTGCAGTAGCAGTTGCAGTGACTGCAGCTCCTATCAGAGTTAATGTTTGAATGTATCCTAGTTGTTCTACTTCATCATCAATTGTATCAACACCAGTGTCAATAACCTCATCCTCATATTGGAAGAGTTCGCAACGAAGCGTATACACATAATTTTTCTTTAGTTGATAGAATGGTTGTTCGTGTTCAACATATTTTATTTCAAACAAACGATCACCTAGTGGAAAATAAATTAAATCACCCTCTTTTGGTCTAGTTGATAATCTTACATTCTCTTCATTTTTCATCAGAGGTGAGATGTAAGTTTCAAATCTATCTCTTGATATTGTCAATGTGAGTTCATTCGTTGCCTGAATACCAAACTTTGATAAAAGAGTTGGATTCTCACCATACCCGTCAAAAGATTCAACGTAGGCCTCAATAGGATACGCATCGTCAAATTTAGATTCAATAACCTCTTTAATTATTGTATTACTATTCGCATATTTTCTTGGCATATAATGAACATTCACTCCATAGATTTGGAGTTGTTCATTTATAAGAGATTGAACTAGGTTCTGCTCGCTAGTTGATCCTTGCTGAAAAAAGGGATTGAGAACCATGCCACTATCCTATGAAATCGAGAGGGGGTAACTCGTAAGTATTTGACATCTGTTCTCTTATTACATCTAACTCTCTTTGACCATCTTCATATATTTGTCTGCCATTTAGTTCTACACCACCGGGTAATTTAACACCTTGAAACTTAATTAAATTTTGACCCCACTGTCTCTTCATCAACGCAGTAAGATATCTCTTTAAAAAATAATCATTATAAACACCTGTATGATCATTAGGATCTATAATTCTAAAACAGTCAATCACCAGAAAATCATCAACACTCATGGCTGAAAAATCCATATCCATGTA